GTCAAGAAGCAGTTAGAAGAATTGCAACAGGCGTTAAAGTCTCGGCCAGTTCCAAAATCGGAGAGTTCTCTTACGGCTTTGCAAGTCAGCGCTTTTCTGGTGGCGGTAGCACACAAAAACTCTGGGCGGGTTATGAGTTTGGAAGTAATCGCTTGCGTCAGTTCCCCAGAAGAACACCCAGCAAAGGTCGCGGAAACGCTGGCTACTTTATCTACCCAACCCTTCGTAAGATTCAGCCTGAATTGATTAAGAAGTGGCAAGAAGCATTTTCCAAGATATTGAAAGAGTGGGATAAGTAATGGCTGGCAGTAGAACGCTCAAGCTCTCGATTCTTGCTGATGTCGATGATCTCAAGAAAAATCTTGATACTGGCTCTAAAGAGGTTGAAGGCTTTGGCGGTAAGTTAGAGAAGTTTGGCAAGGTTGCAGCAGCCGCCTTCGCAGCAGCAGCTGCAGCAGCAGCGGCCTATGCAGTCAAGTTAGCGGTTGATGGCGTTAAAGCAGCCATCGAAGATGAGGCAGCCCAGAAGCGCTTAGCCAATGCCTTACAGAATGTAACTGGTGCAACCGAGACTCAGATTGCAGCAGTTGAAAAGCAAATTTTGAAAACTTCTTTGGCTACTGGTGTTGCTGATGACCAATTGCGTCCAGCGCTTCAGCGTCTAGCAACGGCAACAGGATCAGTCAAAGAATCGCAAGATTTATTAACCTTAGCCCTTGATATTTCTGCTGCTACTGGTAGAGATGTAGAAACTGTATCTAATGCCCTCGGCAAAGCTTATGAAGGCAATACTGGCGCTCTTACTCGTTTAGGCGTTGGTTTATCTGCTGCCGAAATAAAGACCCTAGGATTAGAAGAAACAGTAAAGCAATTAGCTGATACCTTTGGTGGAGCAGCAACAGTTCAAGCCAATACTTTTGAAGGCCGAATTGCCAGATTAAAAGTTACTTTTGACGAAACTAAAGAAAGTGTTGGAACAGCTTTATTGCCTATTATTGAGAAGCTTCTAACTTTCATAACAGACACAGCCATTCCAGCTTTTGACCGTTTTAAGAAAAATGCTATCGATCCGGTAATCAAATCCGTCAAAGATAATGAGGATACTTTTAGGGCATTATACAATTTTGCCAAAAATACCTTAGTTCCATTTTTGGCTGGTAGTTTTGCGGATACTATTAAAATTATTGGCAAGGTTGCTTCTGGTATCGTCAGCGCGGTAGCCGTTGCATTAAACGCTTTAGAGCCTATTATAAATGCAGCAATCTCTGGCATAAATGCAGTAATCCGAGGAATAAATGTAATTAAATCTGGCCCTGATATTAAAGTCATTCCTAAAGTAGATTTTGATGGAGCCCCAAAAGCTTCAAACACAGTTTCAAGCGCCTCATTGCCATCTGGTGTTGTTATAACTCCAACAACTCCTAAAGTTACAACTACGCCATCAGTAACAATTACGCCAGTCACACCTGCAAAACCTACTGTCGTTACTCCTTCTGTATCTTCACCATCGTTGGTTACTGCCCCATCAACAATAGTTCCAAGCGGCAATGCCATTCCTTCTAGCTTTGATGTAGCTGCTGCTAGACGCGGAGATGAGCGCGGCAATGTCATTGTCAATGTCAATGCACCAAGCGCAATAGATGAAGAAGGATTTACTCGGGCCGTAGTCTTAGCTCTTAACAATAGCAACGCTCGCAATGGTGGCGGTGGCGGTGGAATTGCTGGCTTAGTAGAACTATGACCCTTTGGAATCCAGTTTATAGAGTTAAAGTTGATAACGTTACAGTCACTAGCGCAACCCTTAGCGGTTTAACTATTACCTCTGGTCGCACCGATATTTATCAACAGCCGATTGCTGGTTACTGCAATCTAAGTCTTATAGAGACAGCTGAAGCTGCAGTTCCCTATGAAGTAAATGACGCAGTAACAATAGAAGTTAAAGATTCTACTGGCGTTTATGTAAATCTCTTTGGCGGCTTTATTACTGACTTAGGCATTACAGTCCAGACTTCAGGATCAACAGCTACCAGCCAGCAGATAAGAATAGTTGCAGTAGGAGCTTTAGCGCGACTTGCTAGGGCAGTTTATACTGGCAACTTTGCGCATCAATTTGATGGAGATCGCATTGAGGAATTACTCAGCGGCGTATTATTTGACCAATGGAATGAAGTGGTAGCAGCAGAGACTTGGAATAGTTATGACGCAACAACACAATGGCAGGATGCAGAAAATAGCGGATTAGGCGAGATAGATACTCCGGGCGATTATGAGTTGCACTCTGAAACTGGCCTAAACGACACAGTTTATAATTTAGCTTCTAGGTATGCCACTAGCGGACTCGGATATTTATATGAAGATGCCCAAGGCCGAATTGGTTACGCCGATTCAACACATCGCAGTCAATACCTTGCAACTAATGGCTATGTTGATCTTGATGGCAATCACGCCATTGGCCCAGCCCTTTCCATAGTCAAGCGCGCTGGCGATGTCCGCAACGCAATTACAGTTGGCTATGGGACTGGCAGCGCATCGGTAACTGATGAGGATGCAGCTTCTATATCCCTTTACGGCCAACTAGCTACCACAATATCTACAACCCTTAGGCATCAAGCTGACGCCGAAGCTCAAGCAGCCTTCTATCTACTTATCCGCGCTTATCCTCAATTTGCCCTAAGGCAGATAACCTTCACTACTGCCAGTCCAGAGATTGATGATGCCGACCGAGATAGCCTTCTAAATGTATTTATGGGTATGCCATTAAATATTACTAATCTGCCAACCAATATGACCGATGGCGAGTTTCAAGGATTTGTTGAGGGTTGGACTTGGACTGCAAGTCTAAATCGCCTAGACCTGACGATGAACCTATCGCCTATAGCTTTCAGCCTACAAGCCTTTCGTTGGAACTCAGTCCCAGCGGTAGAGAGTTGGAATACAATTAGTCCAACTTTGGACTGGCTTAACGCTACAATAGTTGCATAAGGAGAATAAATGCCAACGACAAGTAATTTCGGCTGGACGACCCCAGCTGATACAGATTTAGTAAAGGATGGCGCAGCTGCCATTCGCACTTTAGGCAATGGGATTGATACTTCATTGCTTGATCTTAAAGGTGGGACAAGTGGTCAAGTTTTATCAAAGAATTCAAACACAGACCTTGATTACACTTGGGTTACTCCAAATGTCGGCGACATAACTGAAGTGCAAGCTGGTGTTGGTATTTCAGTCGCTTCGGGAACTGGACCAATTCCAGTCATTACCAACAGCTCAACAGATTTAATCACAACTGCTGGCGACTTACTTTATGGCACAGCAGCCGACACAGTGGCAAGGCTTGGCATTGGAACTGCAAATCAGGTCTTAGCAGTGAATTCTGGAGCGACTGCTCCACAGTGGGTCACGCCTGCTGGCGCTTTAACCGTATCTCAGATTACGACAGGCACTTTGAGCGGCGCATCAGTGACAATTTCTAGCTTGACCGCTTATGATGACATTATCGGTTTTGTCAAAGGCATAACTCTAAATGGCAATGACAGTCTTGGATTTAGAATCAATGCAAATGCTACATCGCCCAATTACAAAACTTGGCAAGCATATGAAATTCAAGGAACAAATTATCCGACAAATTACACACAAAATACTGATATGTTCAAAACAAATGATCAGTTAAAATCTAGCAGTTCATCAAATAATTTCTGGTGGCATTTAACAAATTGCAAAGCATCAGGATTGACAATGGTGGAATTTCTTTATACTTATGAGAAATCTACTTCAGTTTTTGTTACCCAATGGGGCAAAGGTATTTTTGACGTTGCGGCGGCTGTTTCATCAATTAGATTTTTAACAGGCGGCGGGCAATCATTCACAGCAGGCGATTATGAAATTTATGGAGGTTAAGAAATGAAAGGTATTATTCACAATTCGCAGACGGGCACTATTGAAGAATATGATTTGCCTAAAACAGAAGTTGATGAAAGATTGGCAATAAGAAAATTGCAAGACGCAAAAGAAGCTGAAGAAATAAATTTAGTGGCGCAAAAAAATCAAGCTCGCGAAGCACTGTTGGAAAAATTAGGCATTACCGAAGAAGAAGCCAAACTTCTTTTAAGTTAATGGCAAAACTATGCGCAGCAGGAATTCAACTTCGGGAGCAAATCGATGACGATTATCCTGATAGGGATCGTAAGTCTGATGGCTGGATTGCTGACGCTCGCCACCTTGCTAAAGGCAGTTCTGACCATATACCAGTCGATGGAATCGTCAGAGCTATAGATATTGATGCTGATTTGTCAGCTCACAAAGAAGAGGCTTACGCGATAGTTGAGAAGATTCGTAAATGCGCCAAGAAGGGCGATAAGCGGATTAAATATATAATCTACGATGGAAAGATTATGAGTCCGATATTGGGATGGAAGCGCAGAGCTTACAAAGGCGCTAACCCACACCGGTCTCATTTTCATATTTCATTTACAACTTTGGGAGACAAAAATGGCAGTTATTTCAACCTCGAAGGAGAAGCTAATGAGCGACCTAAAAAAGATGGCAGAGAGCTGGGCCAAGACATTCCTAGCGACAGCCCTAGCGACTTATCTAGCAGTCGGCCTAGATGTCAATGCAATTGCAAATGCCGCTCTAGTGTCAGTCTTGCCTAGCATTATCAATTGGCTTAACCCTAACTACGAGCGCTACGGCAAAGTCCGGTAATGGTTGCAGCTGAATTAGCAACCCTAATTGCATCGGTCTTAGGATCAATTGCCCTTCTAATTGCTGGCCTTCGCTACATAATCAAATTAGAGAATATTCCTATTGTGTCGCGCCTTGATAAAATGGAGTCTCAGCTAGAATTAGCCCTAG